ACTTCTGCTACCTCTGCAACTAATCTTGCTGGCGGTGGTGCTGGTCAAGTTCCTTACAATACTGGATCTGGTGCAACTAGTTTTCTTGCTGCGGGAACAGCGGGGCAAGTATTACAATCAAATGGAACAGCAGCACCGAGTTGGGCTTCTTCCTCATCAACATTGCCATCTGCATCAATGCAAATGTTTGCTGGTGCAATTACTCAAACGGTAAGTGCTGGAACCGTTACAACTACAGCACCAACAGGTTGGTTATTATGTAACGGTAATGCGGTTTCACGAACCACCTATAGTGCATTGTGGACTGCATTAGGAACGACTTCTAGCCCCTATGGGCAAGGCGATGGTAGCACCACATTCAACTTGCCCGATATGAGATCAAGAGTTGGGGTTGGTGTAGGACAAGGTTCTGGTCTTACTGCTAGAACTTTAGGTGGTACAGTTGGAACTGAAAGCGAAACATTAACATCTTCACAAATTCCAGCACATAGTCACCCAAATACAGTTGGTTCTACTGCTGGTGGAACAAACAACATCACAGGCAATATGAGTGCAAATACAGTTCATAATCATGGTGTAGATAGAGCAGCATGGACTAACAGCGGATCTGCACCATATACCTTTACTGGTGGTGCTTCCAATATTGCTCTACAAAACATTGGTATAAATAATTCTGCTTCATTAGACCATTCACATAATATTTTTATTACCAATAACAATAATACTGGTGGTGGTGGATCGCATAACAATATGCAGCCAAGTATTGGGTTAAATTACATTATTAAAACATAGGAGTTATCATGTTTACGCAAATAAGTTTAAATGCAATTGTTATAGACTCTGATTATTTATTTACATTGATGGCAACAGACGAAAACAATGTAAGCAAAACAATAAAAATGCCTGTTGCTTTAAGTTCAGATGAAGGTGTTTTTATAAACAATTTAATTAATCAAGCATGGAATTATATTCCAGATGCTGAACCAGATGCTTTATCTCAAGCAAAAGCAAGAAAGCTTCAATCAATAAACAATGAATGGATGAATCTAGAAAAAATCGGGTGGGATACAGGACTCCCACAGGGCCATTTAGGCATAACCCCCAATGATGTTGCCTTAATCTCTGGTGCATTCGCATTGGCTAAAGAAGCAGCAAATTTGGGCCTTCCAATACCTTCTTTAGTAACCCTTGAAAACAACGAATTGTCTTTTAATACTATTACCGAAATGCTACAATTAATGCTGTTGTATGGCCAGTCTCGCTCCCAAATGTCTATGCAAATAGCATCCAAGAGAAAGGCTGTTGAAAATGCGTTAACTATTGAAGAAGTAGAGGCAATATGATGCTCGCAGACATAAATATTGTTGATATTTTTGAGCGATTCGGCGTGGCATTAAGTTTTCTTGTCTTTATGTTATGGGCTGTTTATAAAGGATTTAGCTGGTTAGGCCAAAATATTATACTTCCATTGCACCAAAGACATATGGTATTTATAGATAGGTTGGAAAACTCTATTGGTGAGGTAGCCAAGGCCCAAGCGGAAAGCTTGAGGATTTTGACAGAGGTTTTGAATTACACTAGGACTTTAAAAAAGGAAGTGAAGCAATGATCGATTTTCCACAAACGATGCCAGCCGAAGCAATGATGCTCGTTGTAGACAAGATTCGTGGTAAAAAAGATGTAGGAAACAAAGAATTTAGTAATGCATTATGGAACATTGTTGGCTACGCTGCCGACCAAGTAATACCTGATGATAAGCAGATTTTTCAAGATGCAGAAGTATCTCTTGAGGATTTTGCAACAATTCTTGAGCAAGCAATCCCACAAGGCGAATTCCACGGCAACCCAATCACGATTGGAATTATTCCTTGGGCAATTGTTTTAAAGACTGCATTAAAATTGTTAATCTCTGTTTTCTTATAAGCACATTTTAAAGCACATCGTAAACAAAAAGGAGCAACCATGATAAACATTCTATTTTTAGTGTTTCTTCAGATTCCGACTATAGAACTCCCTGCAAAGATTTCTGGGCAACCGGGAGCTTTTATAAGCGTTCCAGCAAAAACCGAATCCAAGATTGTTAAATGGGTTTCAATCGATAAAGGATTGAACATATTTCCTGTTGATCTTTTAAAGGATTCAAAGACCTTGGTAGTGACTTCGCAAACTCAGGGTGTGTACAGGTTGTTTGCGTATGTTGGCAATGAGTTTGGGCCTTCTGATCCAGCGTTTACATCAGTATTTATCGGTGATGAACCAACTCCCGCTCCACCTACTCCGCCAGTAAATCCTGATAGCGACATTAAAGCAGCAGCAGCAAAAGAAGACAAAGATCAAGTCAAATGGTTGTCTATGTTTTATGAAGAGCTTGCAAAAGAGTGTCAGAAAAACGACTACGAGTTTCTTACAGATGTCTTTAAGGCAGCAAAGGCAACTATCAATAAACAATTCATGGAAAACGAACTTTCTAACCTTAGAGATGTAATTGGAAAGAGGTTGAATCAAAGGCTTCCGAAGGACGGAACGCTTAAACTTGATCAAAAACTCAGGGATCTTTTAACCAACGAATTCAATCAGATAGCAAAGGAGTTGAAGTAATGCAAGGACAATATCAGTTCGGAGACAGAAACAGAGACAAAAAAAATATGTTGCCACCCAATAAATTCGGTTGGTTACCAATTGATTCTCAACCCAAAGAACTTCAAGACAAGTTCAATGCAAAGCTTGTTCCTTTTCAGATTGCTGGGCCTCCGTTAGACTTAAAAGAATCACTTCTTTACAAGGTAGTCAATAAAGCTGCGGGATACGAATTCTTTCCTTGGGATCAAAAAACAGGATCATGTGTAGGCCAAGGTGCATTAGCAGTCATGGCTACCCTTCAAGCCGTTGAGATTATCACTCAGAGGGAAACATTTGAAGAGTGGAGACTTCCATTCATTCTTTATAATTATGGTCAATCTCGCAAGCGTGGAGGCCTTAATGGTGAAGGCGAAGGTTCTTTTGGTTCTTCAATGGCAGAGTCACTAAATGAGGATGGCTGCCCACCATTAGATCCAAGTTATCCACAGCCAATTAAGCAACAGGATGGTTCTTGGACTTTTGGTGCAAACGCAGAAATGGCTTGGTCAAACGGAAACAATCCTCCTATAGAAATTGATAGTTTGGCCAATAAATTTAAAGTTAAAAGTACATCGAGGCTTAAAAATAGCGATCAAGTAAAACAGGCGTTATCTAATGGATACCCTGTAACCATAGCTTCGTCTTGGTTTGGGTTTAGCGATTTAAAAGTTAAACCGTCAGGAACCCCTGCTGTTTTATTAGCCTCAAGAAACCAATCATGGGGCCATCAGCAATCGTGTTTAGGATTTACCACTCATGCTGATTTCGGACTAATCTTTTTGATTCAGAATTCATGGGGTAATGCTCACGGAACACCACCGGGAAATTTTGGTGAACCCAAGGGTTCTTACTGGATTAAAGCCAAAGATATGGATAGGATTTGTCTTGAAGAAGTATTTTCTTTTTCAAATTTTGATGGATACCCTGCACGAACTATTGATTGGTCAATATAATGTGCTTGGTTACTTTTTTTCTTTAGGAGGAAGCAATATGTTTAGTTTAGTGTTGACGGTAGCTATGGTAATCGATCTCCCAATCCGCAAGGGTTCTTCATGTGCTAATGGGCAATGTTCTGCTCCAGTAGTTCAAGTAGAAAAGAAGGTCGAAAAAACAATCAAGATTGAAAAGACTAAAACAGATACGCAAGTTTTTCGTGGTGGAAAACTTCGCTTTAGTCTTCGTGGTTCTAGCTGTTGTGGCCGATAGAAAGGAAGTTTTATGAATCCTCAAATGTCTATGCCTCCAAACATGATGGGTGGTCAACCGGGAATGCCTCCAGCACATCCATCACTTGATGTTTTTGCAAAATTCATCAAGGGTGAAGCTACTAGAGATGAAGCTGTAAATGCTTTTGCAGATTATGTAATGACTGGGATCAGAGGGATTCCTGTACCAACACTTGATCTTGCTAAATCGGTTTTATCTGCTGAATCTAGTAATTTCATGCAATATCCTCAAGTCATTCAATGCATGGCTTTATTGATCAAAACACCTTGATTTAAAAGCTTATGTGTATGATAATTACAGGACACAATTAAAACTGTGTCCTGTTTTTTTTAAAGGAAGCAAAATGATAGTAAAACCTGTTCAAGGTAGTGGAATAAATTCTGGGTGGGATGCGTCCACAAATTCCATAACAATTTCTAATGAAGGTAATAGTCCATTTCTGTATGTCAGGGTAAACAATAAAATTCCTTTTAATGGAGTTGTTATTACTAATCCCGGTTCTGGATATGAGGAAATTCCAGATGTAGCCATTTCTGGTGGTGGAGGAACAGGAGCAACCGCAAGAGCAACAATATCTAATGGTTCAATTTCTTCTATAGTTATTGTTGAAAATGGTAGCGGTTATAATGATCAAGCCACAGTAACTATTGATGCTCCTACAGGAGCGGGTGGCGTTCAAGCTGAAGCTTATGCAATTCTAAACAATCAGTTGGGATACAATTTGTTTTATGATTTTTATGAAGTCATTTGGGATGGGGTTGATTTTGTTCAAGATCTAGGAGGTCTGAAAGCGGATTTTGCAACAAGAACAACTTGTCCAAAAATGTATTCGATGCCATACGATATTGACGAACCAACTAATGTTGGTAATTTTGCTGGTAATGTTGGTGTATCAGGACAAGGGTTAGTTTACATGGCTCGACTCCGTGGAGTTGATTCTACGGACGGCAGGGATGTATATGAATTCTGGAGAAGTCTAGATCCTTCATCAAAATGCTTTGTAACTATAGAAGACACAGGAATAATCAATGGTTATTATCCAGCGTCTGGATATGATACTCTTTCTCAATCTTCTGCAAATATGGGTGCGTTTTGGGCCAAGGATATTAATGGCGGTGAATTGATTTCTGGAAGAAACTATGTTGGTTACTATGTAGGAACATCTTATGATCCATACCCCGGTAATCCTGTAGATAGTGATCCTAGACCAAGGGTAACTGTATTAAATTCATTGGTTGCTGGGCCTTCTGGAATTCCAGTTATAACAGGAACAACTTGTATAAATGGAGTTTTGTCTAATACATATTCTACCTTTTATCCTTCAGAAACAGCACAAATTGCAGAAGATTCAAGGAAAAGCTTTATAACATTGGAAGATACTCCAGCTAGTTACACTGGGGTTGCAAACTATTTTGTTGCTGTAAATTCAAACGCAACAGGACTTACTTTTACTATTGCTAATCCCGCTGGTGCTTTTATACCAAGTATGTCTTTCATTAATTTAAATGATTGTCCTAAAACATACTCTGGAACCGCTGGGAGAGTTGTGACTTCCACTGGTGGTGGTTTGACATTTACTGCGGTAACATTTACTACCCCTACAGATTCATCAGTAATACCGAAACAATCTACACTTGGTACAGCAATGCAATTCAAGTTGGTCAATGACGCATTAACACCGGGTGCTAATAAATATTACGGCACTAATGCAGATGGTCTTAAAGGTTGGTATGATTTACCGGGAGCATAATAATGGCTTATAGACCTACGAATGATATTGAAGAAAACATAATACATAGAAACACTGGCTTTGAATCCCAAAATTTGGTTTCTTGTTGCACTTGTTCTTATTGCATAAAAAAAACTGAAGATGCTACGCTTACTTTAACTAATTTTAGAGCAGCACCCCCCATTGTAAACGAACAGTCTGTTGGATCAGACATAACCGAATTTTCTGATTACATGATTCCTCAAGGAACATTTAGTGGTTATGTATTAACTCCATATTCATCAAACAAAGCCCAATATTCTGATGCAACAAATGTAACAAGTGATGCGTTTGCTGGAGAATTGGTTTATTATCCTTTTTTAAAATGTTCAGGAATAGGATCATTAAACCCAACATCTTGGCCAACATCTGAAATTATTGATGGGAAATACAATTACATTTTTAAAAATAGCAAAGCGTATGGTTCCGAATTTGCAGCACCTTCTGGTGGAAGGCAGTATGCTGTTGATATCAACAATCCAAATAACGCTTTTAACAGAGTGGAGCAGAATCCGATATTGTTGGACGCACAAACAGCATTAGGATTTTTAAATCAACCTTTAAATACACCTTCTGGTGAGCCGGTTCAAACTTCGACTCCCGGTGTTCAACCACTGACCTATGGATTTACCGATTATATAACATACAAGCCAAAAGAATCTGTTAAACAAGATATATATGGGTCTTACTTGTATATGATCGCATTAATCAGAGTTGTGGCTGGTCAACCTTATTTTGACAATATAAACAACTTTTATACAGCACAAACAAATGGCTATAGTAACACAGACTTGAAATACTCCTATTATTTGCAATCTGACTGCGTAAACCTTAATGCCTTACAGCTTTCTGGAAGCGAGTATTCCCAGATTACTGATGTTGAGGACTGCTCTGGGCCATTTTATCATTGGGGTGTTACAGATCAAATTGCAAATCAACCGGGGTATTTTTATTATACTTCTGGAACTACATTTGGAAATTATTTGAGTAAAGACAGATTTAATTCAACAAAGCCAGAAAAACTCGTAATGATGGATTTCTCTCAAGAATATTCCTTTTCACTTCAAAACATTCTTTCTTCTGGGCCAAATGCAAACGCTTTTAGATTCTTTAATTCTAATTTCTATTTCCTTGATTTATCTGCATGGCCATCAACAATTTTTAATCAGGATTACTTTTGGGTTTCACCGGGAACTACAAACCCTTGTTCAGAAGAACTTCTTCTAAGTAGATTTGGGCCTAATTCTACTACACAAAAAGATCCTCCATCTAATATTGATATTGGAAATTATCAAACATATTACGAATACATTGATTCAAATGATTACAGTGTTGAAGGATTTAAATCTGAATCTTCATGTGCCAACAATATTCAAAAAACAATGACTCCTGTTTTTTTTAAGTCTTTTGATGATTACGAATTTTCTTATGTACATGATAAATATGAACTTGTTGATTCAAGTACAATTGCTGGAATAACGGACAAGTTTATATTTCCAAAGAGAGAGTCTTGGTCTGCTTGCCACGGAAGATTTTCGAGGCCTTCTTTGGTTTATCCAAATAGCGTATGGGTATATACTCCTCCACCAATTCACGAAGCAGAATTAAAACAACTAGAAGAATCTGGATCTACATTTAATATTTATAAAGAAGGATATGTACTTGATAAATTTAAATTTAATGCAAATGGAAGTTTTGAAGCATCTATGTCAATTATCGCAGAAAAAAATTATTATTCATCGGGTTTGCAATCAAACTGGAGCCTTCAGTCTCAACCAAGTTTTCTTTCTCCGGGTTATTGCTCCTACATGGAAAATACTTATAAATCTGATGTTTCGTATTTTAATCCTTTGTTGCCTTATCAACAGCATGGAAGTTATGATTCAGAACTAATATACCACACAAAAATAATAGATGGGTATCCAACAGCATTTATTGAATATGAAGATCAATCTCCTATAGGATATTATGTGAACGGTGTTTTTTCTTCATATGCAAATGGGATGCCATTAACCCATTACAGTGACGCTTGTCACGGATACACAGCATTATCAAACACATTAGCACTTCCTGTATCTTATGTTGCTCAAAAAACAAGCAGAACATTTACAGAATCAAAAACAGATTCAAGTGGAAGAACAACAGTAAAAATCAAAAATGTATTATGGGTTGGAAAGAAACTTTTAACACAAACATACGCAAGTAAGTTTGATGGTATTAATTTTGATGGATCTATTATATCCGTTGATCCTGTAACATTAGGAAGTAATTATCTTGGAAATACGACTCCTGTTTATGCATATAAATCAAATATTGTAACCCCTGATTACCAATACGAAAACATTGTTATAACAGGAAATATATCTGGAGGAAGTGTCACAAGTTACAATGTTATTGATGGTGGATATGGACTTGAACAAGAACCAATACTATATGTTGGAGGTTTTGTACCAAGCGAAAGAAATGTAATTGTAAGTGTGCGATTAGGGTTTAATTCAAAATACGGAACAATATCTGAAGTTTCTGTGGATAATCCAGATGGGAATGGATGTTACAAATCTGCACCGACAATAACATTTGATCCTCCACCAGAAGCTAAACAAGCAAAAGCAGAAGCATTTATTAGTAAGGGTAGTGTTTCAGAAATAAAATCAACAAACTACGGTAGTAATAAGCAAGACATTGGATTTGGATATACATCAATACCTACTGTAACTATTAGTGGTAACGCTAAAGCAGAGGCTGTTATAAATCACAGATTTGAAGTTTTTGGAAAATTCGCATCTGGTGAAGGATGTATAACTTCATTTAAAATTACTGATCCCGGTTCTGGTTACACTGACCCACCTACAGTTACAATTGATCCACCACCTCCAACTAAAGCTGCTAAAGCACATCTTGTTCTTGGAACTGGAAGCAAAGCAGAAACTGTTGTTTCTGCTGTTTTGGATGACCCCGGTTCTGGTTATTTTTATCCAACAAATCCTTATGATGTTACTATTAACGGAGCAATTTTAAGTGGATACGATGTATTAAGTGGTTATACTGTATCTCCAAATGCATCTACGACTAAAATTATTGGTGCTACAGCGAAAGCAAATCTTATAGATAACAGGCCTTATCTAGCTGGAACTACAACTTTATTTCCATTTGGATCGAAAAGAAATAGGATTCCATTGACTTACAAAGCTACTCTTATGGGTGGGTTTGAATCTGACATTGAATTTTCTTTTCAATCAAAGCCATTGTGTAATGTTCCTTTTGGCACAGATAGAGTTACAAGGTTTAAAGTTTCTTTTGATAACTATCAGAAAATACCTCAATTAAATTTCTATCCATACGATTATAATGCTTACTCTACTGAAGCAACTCCTGCATTTGGTGAAGTCTATAATAATCCTTTATACGAATCCTTTTTTAAAAACTTTGCTTTTGCACCACCATCAAATCCAGATGGAGTAATATACTTAAAAGCAACACAACAAAACAAAACTAATTTTGATGTGGTTGTTAAAGAAATAGAAGAATTAGATGAGCCAGTTGAAGCCGTATATTCTGCGTTGCCAACCAGATCTTATCCAGATTTTGGTGTTCCAGAAAGATTTCAAAGTGGATTGTTAATTAATGGAGACAAATCGGTATGGGAAACAGGCAACGAATTTGTTTTGTCTGGAACATCTTTTGTAATTACAAACTCTGGTTCTAATTATACATCTACTCCTACAATTAAAATTACAGGCGGTGGTGGAACCGGAGCAACTGCATATGGATTGATAAATTATCAGGGAAAACTAATTGAAATTGTTGTAACAAATCAAGGTACAGGATACACATCTCAAAGAACTATAGAGGTTATTGGTGGAGGTGGATCTGGTGCTGTAGTTGAAGACATTTCATTTGTAAAATATTACTCAATATTCATGGAGACAATTAAGGATGAAAAACAAACTGCTGGACAATCTTTAATAAGAGTTGCAGAATCCTTGGAAGATGCTGAAAACGGAATTTATATTAAAAATTTTGGTCTTAGAAAAAACTTTAGAGGTAGATTTTTTTCTGTAAAATACCAGCATTGGTATAAAGATGTATCAAAACAAAACGCACCAAGATATGATGGATTCAATCCGAACATCCTTGATTATTCAAATCAAAATGCAGATGAAAGAGGAATACCTTATTTTATAAACGGATCATATTCTAGCACTCCATATAATCTTGAAATAGGAGTTTATGGAAATAATATCGCTTGGTTTAACAACGACCCTGTAACTGGAATTTATTATTTACCTTATTTGTATTTTAGCGGATACGAAAGAATCGAAGTTGTTTCTTTATCTCCAATGAAATTTAAATATATAAAATCTAATTTCCAAAGTCTTTATGCACCGGGAAACATTTTCTATGCGATAAGTTACAGTTCACCATCATCACCAATTGTTAGTTCGTTTAACGCCCAAAGAGGATTTGGATTTCAATGTGATGTAACATACGAAGAGGTTGTTGATGAATTTATTCAAGAATCATTACCAGTGGAATTTAATCAGATCCTTGAAAATGTTGAATACATTCAAACATCAAACTCTATGAATTCAAGAAAACCAATGCAAATGATTAACCCTGATAAATGCGAACACATTGGAAAAGTAATTGACAGGAAGGAATGCAACTGTCCTAAGAAGTGGATTCGTCTATGCGATATTCATGGTAAGACAGATTGGAAAAATTGTATGCAATGCAAAGACTTCAAGATGTCCGAATGAAACTTTTTCCCCTGACGCAATTCTACTTCGGGGAAAATTCGTCTCAGGAAATTGCTAAAACAAGCCCTAGAATCATTCGGACGATATCAATATATAGACTGGTCAATTAACAGGCAAGCCAACTTCTTATTTTATCATAGTAAATATTATCTTTGAATTTACTTACATCTATATTTGGAAACCTCTTTTTATCAAACAAAGTGTCTACGGAATAATGGACGATGTAGTGCGATCTTTCTAACTCGTTTATTCCCGGTACATAAAGAATGTTCATGGAGTTCATCTTTACGGAGTTGTATTCGCAAGCTGCCTGTAAGGCGTACATCCCCGCCCACCACCGTATATTTGTATCGACTTCTTTTGTCGCTATATCTTTATGAAACCATATCCAATCCAGAAGGATCTTTTTAAATGTTTCCGCTCTTCCGATGATGGGAACGAAGCCTCCATTATAATAGTTCGTTTTGTTATCGGTATAATTTCCAATAATTCTTTTATTTCCTGATAAACTTTTGAGATGCCACTTTTCATATATGTCGCTAACAATCAGTTCGTTTTTACCTACAGGTATATTAGGATGTTTTTTTAAATGAAACATATCGCAATCTAATAGTTCTATCACATCGTCATCTCTGAACCTCGATATAGCTTGTATAAGTCCTATCTGAATGTTTAATGGAAGAAGTATTCCGTCTTCCTTTATTCCAAGATTGTAGTCAAAGAATGATTCACAAAGTTGGTTAGGAATATCTTGATGCCAAGGAAACTGATTAATGGTTGGAGATGATGAATGATTTCTTTTAATTATGATTGCTAATGCTTTTTGGTATGCTTCATTTCCGTACACATCAAGATGGTTAAACCAGAATAGATCCAGTTGCCATTGGAATAAAGGTGTGTTTACAGCAACTGGAACACTTATCATCCAAGCTTCTTTTCTTCAAGATTGTTAACCGAAAGACCAATTGAACCGGGGCGAATTTGTTTCATCAATCCGTCCGTAGGTGAACCCATGATAGATTGAATTTCGTTCTTTGCATCTGAGCCTTTATCAAGAGTCATTTGCCATTGGTCAACCCTGAGAATCATTTCGGCAGCCTTAATGTTTCCACGAAGTGCTTTGCGTACAAGCATAGATCTGATTGCATCCATATGCTCTGGGGTGATTCCCCTAGCAAACGAACGCTTCAAATCTTGTATGTGACGGTAGTAAGGATTTAAATACATTATAACCTCCACTTTTGTTTTCTGGCCATCTTTCTGCTCTGTACCCCTCTTTGCTGTATAGCTTGCGGAATAAGATTGTATTGTGTACCACGGTGCTTTCTTTTAGCAATGGTTGCAAGTCCAAGCCTACCTGTTCCACCTCTGCGGAAAGGCCTTGCTGCTCTAGCAATGATTGAATAGTCTTTTAACGATGGAGTTCCATACCAGTAGATAAAACCTCCACGCCAATTATTCGCTGCCCATTTATTAAATGTGGCTTTACCAACTCTTGGATAAATGTATCCGGTATGAATAAATCCACCCTTCTTAGGACGCATTACAACTGATCCAGATTGAGCTTTAACCATTGGAAAATATTCAATATAATCCATCCAAGTCGAGGGTGGTCTGTATACAATCGATACTTCGGTGGCTTCTACATCTGGATTGGGATTAGACCCTGTGACCCTGCTAGTCTTCAAGGATCTACTCCTGATCAGGCTTTTCAGCTTTTCTATCGAACCAATCAAATCTGCCATCGAAATCCCCTTGATTTTTTGCTAGACTACCATTGAGTATTTT